TCGCCGGCATCCTTCCGGTCACGGATGAACTGCTTGCAGATTCCGACGCGAATATCTCCAACGTGCTGATCAAGTGGCTTGGAGATGAGTCTGTTGCGACCGAGAACGCGCAGATCCTGAGCCTGATCAATCCCGGCAGCACCGGCACTGACATCTCCGCACAGCCGATCGACGGCATCAAGACTGCACTGAATGTCACACTTGGCCAGGCATATGCTGAGAATGCTGCGATCATTACCAACGACGACGGCTTTAATTTCCTCGACACACTGAAGATCACCGGATCCAATGAGTACCTGCTGAAGCCGGCGAAGGATCAGACTGCACCGACTCCGTACACTCTTGCTGTCGGAGCTCGTAACATCCCGGTCGTCGTTGTGCCGAACAACGTCTTTGCGTCCACTGTTGTGGCCACGGGAAATGACGCAGGAACATACATCCCGTTCGTGGTCGGCGACCTGGAGGAAGCTGTGGCATTCTTCGATCGTCAGCAGCTTTCCGTCATGACCAGTAACACCGCGTCCATCAATGTGACTGAGAACGACACCACTACTGTTCTGAGCGCATTCGAGTCTGACCTGACCCTGTTCAGGGGCATCATAAGATTCGACGTCGTTTCCCGCGACCCCGGCGCGATCGTGAAGCTCTGCGTAAAAAAATCCTGACCGTCGACGCTGACAGTGACGGCGTCTACTCGGAGGACGAGTTGAACGCGCAGCCTGTCCGGGTGCTCCAGGCGTTGGCGGAGGAGCTTAATTACGACACCACGGGCGAGACAAAAGAAGAGCTGGTAGCAGACATTCTTGACGGTCAGGCTGTCGCGATCGAGGCAGAGGCAGACACAGATGAGGACGGAACCTTTACGGAAGAAGAACTCACTGCGCTGACTATCGCGCAGATCAAGGCTCTCGCTGCGGAACGCGGTTACACCATTACAGCCACAAAGAAGGCTGATATCATCACAGAATTCCTGGAACAGCAGGGGTAAGGAGGTAGGCCATGACTTGGGCAGATTTTTTGGAGGCATCCACAGCTGAGAAGCTGGCATCCGGGAAGCTTGAGCCAATCGCGGAATACCTCAAGATTGACATGGGCGACGATGACATGGTGCTGATTGCATGCGTCACGGCTGCTGTCAGGTACATCATGGCTTCTGTCGGAGTTTTCCCGGACGGTGACGAGTCTGCGGAGCTTCTGCTGTGTGCGCTCACCCAGAACTTCTATGAGTCCCGTGAGCTGATGCAGATGGACATCCAGCAGAAGAAGCGTATCGAGTACACTTTCGGGAGCATCCTGCTGCAGCTTCAGATGCAGTATGACACGACCGGAGGTGAGGACGGGTGAGGAGCGTAAAGGCTATAAATCCCGGCAGGCTTAACCGGCGGGTGTCAATATACAGGTACACCACTATTGAGACGGAGCTGGGCTCCAGCAAGAAGGTCCTTGCGTATGACCGGACTGTCTGGGCTGAGCTCCGGCCCACTAGAGGCACGGAGTTCCTGGAATACTACAAAGAGGCCAATGCCCTCCAGTTCAAGGTCACGATGAGATATCGTCCTGACCTGACGGAGAAGGATGTCCTGGTGTACAAAGACAGGCAGTTCGAGATTAATTCCATCATCAACATCATGGAGGCTAACATATACCTGGAGGTCTACTGCACAGAGCCGAAGGATAAAAAGATTCTGTACACGCCGGAAAGGAGTGTCTGATATGGCAAAGATTTCATTCTCCTTCGAGGGGCTTGATGAGCTGGCTGAAGACATTTCCAAGTGCGTGAAGGATTACCCGGATCAGACAGAGAAGGAAGTCTATCGGCTCGCTGGTAAGTTCACGAAAGATGTCAATGAAAAGATGCCTGGAAGCTATGCAAGCGGTAAATGGCCGATTCCGAGTTCCTGGCACCGGAGCAGAACGTCCGGCTGGGGCGGTGGCGGATACTCCGTAAGCGTGGAGATTCAGAACACGGCCCCACACTGGCATCTGATTGAGAACGGGCACAGGGTGGTAGCAGACCCGAAGATGTATGCGGCGTTTAAAGCGTATCGCCTTGACCATTCCAAGAGTCACAGGAAGTCCAGGAAATCAGGTAACACACAGGTGCTCGGATTTGCTGAGGGCCGCCATTACTGTGAGAACACCAGGAGAGAGTGGGACAGCAAGTTCCCGGCTCAACTGTCTCCGTTCCTGGACAAAATGCTGAGAGGACACAACTTATGATATACGATGCAAAGGCCGTCAAGGTCGCCTGCAACGGTGTCCTTAGGGCCGCATTTAACAATGAGCTGCCGATATACGGCAACGACACTCTGGATGGCTACGAACGGCCGTCCTTCTTTACGGAGATACTGCCGGCACCGCGAGAGAAGACGGACCGGTATTTAACGCGGCATGGATTCACCTTCAAGATTACATACTTCGAGGTGGAGCACGATGAGGCCCACTGCCTTGATGTGTACAAAACCATCTGCCAGGCGTTCGAGCCCTTCGTCCTGATGACTGCCGGCGGTAAGCGCCGGAGGCTGGTGGTCGAGGACATCGACTTTGACTGGATTGATGAGAATGCAGACATGCTGCAGGTTACAATCAATTTCTACAGAGTTGTCGAACTTGGCGGCTATACAGACGACCACGAAATGATGACTGACGTAGAAGTAGAAATCGAAAGCGAGGTTTATTGATATGGGAGCACCCAGTATTAATATTGCTTTTTATGAGATGGCTATCGCGGCGATTCAGAGAGGCGAGAAGGGCACCCTTGCCATGATTCTCGTTGACAGCTCTGTTGAGGCGCTGACAGCTTACACTGTACTGGATTCCACCGACATCCCGGCAAGCCTGAGCGATGCGAACAAGGGATACATCAGTGCAGCACTTAAGGGCTACATCACAGCTCCGAGAAAAATCTTTGTTATGGCAGTACCGGATGCGGCAGGCTATACCGATGCCATGAACGCTCTGGAGCTGATGAAGTGGGACTACCTTGTGGCTCCGACCGCAACCACTGACAGCAAGGCCGCTGACATCGTGACCTGGATCAAGGCTCAGAGAGATAACAACCACAAGATCTTCAAGGCTGTGCTGCCGAACAACGTAGCAAACCATGAGGGCATCATCAATGTGGTTGACGGTTACACCGACGAAGACGGCACCGTGCTGACCGCCGAGCAGGCCTGCGCGAGAATCGCTGGTATCATTGCCGGCACTCCGTGGACAATGTCCTGCACTTATGCACCTATCCCGGAGGCACTCGGCTGCACCAACCGTGCTCAGAGCGCACTCGACACTGCTGTCGATAACGGCCAGCTCTGCCTGATGTGGGACGGCGACAAGGTAAAGGTTGTCCGTGGCGTCAACTCCCTGACCACTACCAGCGAGTCTAAGGGCGAAAGCTTCAAGAAGATTCGTCTGGTGGAGATTATGGATATGATCTCCAACGACATCAGAGTAACTGCACAGGACAACTACATCGGCAAGTATACCAACAGCTACGACAACAAGTGCCTGCTGACCACAGCTGTCAACGGTTACTTTGATACCCTTGTAGCTGACGGCATCCTGGCATCCGGCCACTGTGATATCGATGTCGATGCACAGAGAACATGGATCAAGTCCAGAGGCGGCAAGTTCGTGGTAGACGGTGAGACCGTAGATGTAGAAGATGCTACTGAGGACCAGATTCGCAGAGCAGCTACTGGCTCTCAGGTCTTCCTGATTGCCACCATCAGCATGCTGGATGCTATCGAGGACATCAAACTCGACATCTACATCGGATAAGGAGGTAAACGACTATGACTGGATTTAACGACGAACAGGTTTGGTTAGGTACCTGGGGCAAGGTCTGGGTAGACGGTGAGCTCCTGTCTGAGGCTACTGCATTCAGAGCAGAGGTAACCATCAACTACGAAGACCTGACAAGAGTGCAGAACCTTATGGTCGGCCATAAGATGACCTCTATGGCCGGCGAGGGTGAGATCACTCTGCACAAGGTAGATTCCTTCGTAATGAAGAAGATCGCGGCTGACATCAAGGCCGGCAAGGTCCCGGACATCACCATTGAGTCTTCCTGGAACGACCCGAATGCAAACGGCGAGCAGAGAATCGCTGTGAAGCATGTTAAGTTTGAGAAGATCACCCTCATGGACTGGGAGGCTGGAAGCATCGGCGAAGAGTCCTACAGCTTCACCTTCTCTGACTACGAGATCAAAGCAATGGTATAAATTGCGGCCCTTCCTTCGGGGAGGGCTTTTTTTCAATTAAGGAGGCGCGCATATGAATACTGTTGACCTTTTACTTAGCTTAGACAA